AAGCCGAGAGCAAGGACGACATGAAGCGTCGCGGTTTGCCCTCGCCCGACTTGGCCGACGCGGTTTGTTTGACGCTGGCGTCCGATGCGGCGACTGCGATGGGCGGTAAGGTTTCGACGTGGGGACGCGCGTTGAGGCGAAATTTGAAGGGGATAGCCTGATGATGGGTTATGGTTACGAGAGCGGCGACGACAGGGTCAACGCCATGATTGATATGATCAACGGCGGCGGCGCTGGGCGCGCCGGTGAGAAGTTCGAGGGCGGCGGGTTACTGAGTATGCTTGGCAACGCCTTCGCCACGCCCTACGGCTCCGGTGCCGCCGCTGCGCCTACGTCGGGATCTGCTGCGGCCCCGACCCAATACAGCCGCGTGGCTCCACCCCCGATGGCGGCCCCGATGCAGGTTCAAGCGAACCAGTCGCCCTATGAGATGTTCGGCGGCCAAGCACCGGCACCATATGCGGCCCAGTCGCCGATGGAAATGTTTGGTGGCCAAGCGCCTGCCCCGTATGCAGCGCCAGAACCCCAGTACAGCGGGCGCGGTTCCACCGGTATGCCCTACCCCGAGTGGCTTCAGGACGATGAAATGCGCAAGTTGTTTGACTATTTCCGGATGCAGGGCGTCCAAGGCTACTAATTAACACACGACAGGCAAGGGCGCAGAGCATGGCTGGATTACTGGATTTCATCAAGACCCCGAGGTCTGACAACCCAAACCGGAAAGCGTCTTTGGCGGACCGGTCACAGATTTACAATCTTCTGGATAACATCATCGGGTTCAATGATGATCGCGTGACACCTGGCGAGGCGCTGGGCGCTGGGATGCGTAATGACCCGATGGGTCTTTTGGGTTCTATGGCGCAGGGCATCAATAATGACATGCGCGGCTTGATGTTTGAGGGTCAGGCCATGCAGCGGCCTTTCGACGTGATGGGCTATGCCGCCGCCCCTATGGCACCCGGCGCTGCATCTGGCCGTATGGCCAATGTGCTGTCGTCTGGCGGGGCGAAGCCGACCCTGCAAGACGCCTTGGAGGCCCGCGCAGGCCAGATGGCGTTGAAACCGGCGGATCGTATTCAGTCGAGCGTCGGTGGGGCCGGCGTGCTTGATCGCGATTATCTGACCCCGGCCCCGGCGGGGCTAATGCCGGATCTATCTCAGTATTATCCTCGAAACCCTGACTCGGCGGCAGCTCTCCCCAAAAATGACCGGGCGCGCGTCCTCGTGGATCGAAAAGACGAGATCGCGGCCCGATTGGCTGATCGTATCCGCGCCACGGGTCAGATGGGCGAAGACACCCGGTATTTTTATCACAGCGACGGCCCGATTTACCGGGCAGCTAAGGAGGCGGGCCTGACCGACGCGGAGGCCGGCGCATACCTTAGGGATTTGGGGAATCAGGTGGCGGCCACCTCCCCGCGCACAAAGGTTGAAGAAAACTTGCGGAATGCCACGCTGTCGATGGCGAAAGAGGCGCAAGGTATCTCGGTCCGCGACATAATTGGCCCCGGCACAGTGGATCCCAAGACTGGGGTTCGCGGGATCAGCGAGAAGGGTTATCCCATGATGACCGGAAAGGGTGGTATCCACGGGAAGCTGCTGGATGATCTAGCTCGCGACGGGTCACTAAACGTCAACACAAACCCAAAACCATCTAATTTTGGGCCGAATATCGCAGGCAATCGCTCTGGCGTGACCGTTGACACTCACGCGATACGAGGGACATTGCAAACCTTAAACGAAATGGACCCAGGCTCCGTGCCTGAGGGTTTCATATTGCCCAAGTACCGTGCGCAATACGCGGCGGACCCATCAACCTTGACACCGGACATGATTGACGACTCAATTGGGAGCCAGATGGTGGGGCCGAAGGGTGAGGCCACCAGCATGATGACTGAGTACCCAGTCTTTGCGGATATTTGGCACGGTGCGTCTGATCTCCTGGGGGTTTCACCTGCAGAGGCTCAGTCAATGGGGTGGTTTGGATTTGGGTCCGATACCAACCTTGGGAGCGCCCCAAAAACCCCAATTGACATTTTTGATGAGCGTTTGTCCGTCACGAGCCAAGCCCTTGGGATTTCGCCAAAAGAAGCGGCCCGTGGGGTGTTCCGCCGTGAAATCCCCCTGCTTGGCGTTGGCGGAATGGGGCTGCTGGGCATGTCATATCCACAGGAAGAGCAATACTGATGCCGCTTAAAAAAGGATCGTCAAGGAAGGTCGTATCTGCTAACATCAAGCAGGAAATGAAGGCTGGGAAGCCTCAAAAGCAAGCGATTGCGATTGCACTGCGCAAGGCCAAGAAGGGCAAGAAATGAGCATCTCGACCTACACCGGGCTTAAATCTGCGATTGCTGACTGGCTTTTGCGCGATGATCTGGCTGCGGTCATCCCGACGTTTATCAGCTTGGCCGAGGCGGATATCTCGCGCAAGGTTAAGCACTGGCTGAATGAAAAGCGCGTCTCCACGTCGCTCAACGAGCAGTACGAGATCCTCCCGGACGATTGGCTTGAGACGATACGCTTTGAGCATGAGGACGGCACAGAAATTCGCTTGGTCTCAACAATCGACATGGCACGGCTTCAGACAAGCCGACCAAGCGCTGGCAAGCCCACAAGCTACCTCATCACGGCGGGCCAAATTAAATTGCACCCGACCCCAAGCGATGAGTTCCAAGCCTTTTTGACTTACAGCGCACGGATACCAGCGATGTCAGACGCCGCGCCGACGAACTGGATACTGGCAAATCATCCCGACGCCATGCTGTATGGCGCATTGTTTCACAGCGCGCCGTACCTAAAGGACGACGAGCGGACCGGCGTATGGTCGGCACTGTATTCTGCCGCAATTAGTGATATGAATGCGCAAAGCGACCGGGCAAAGTATAGCGGCCCATTGGTTATGAGGATCAATAAATGACAAGCACGACATGGGTTCAGAATGCTGGCATGGACAGCGGGACAGACAGTGACACGGTTTTAACGTACGCCGAAGCCGCACAGGCCGCCGCTGAAGCCGCTGCCGCCTCCGTATTGGGCGCAGCCGAGCAGGCGTCTGCATCGTCTGGATCTGCCAGCGATGCGCTTGCCGCCGCAAATGCAGCAGCGGCAAGCGCATCGTCTGCGGAAACATTCGCCAATAGCGCAAGCATCGCGACCGTGGCCACAAACATTTCCAACGTCAACACAGTTGCCGGCAGCATTGCGGCTGTCAGTTCGGTCGCAGGCGGACTGGGCAGCATTAACACTGTAGCGGCTGAGATTGACGCGCTGATCGACATTCAGGATTCTGTTGTTGCCGCAGGTGTATCGGCCTCTGACGCTCAATCCTACGCCACTCAGTCGCAAGACGCCCGCGACACTGCCAGCCTTCACAAGCTGGCGGCTGAGGCTGCCGCTACGTCAGCAACAAACACTGCCGCCGCGCTCACTGGCTTTGATCTGGAGGCCATCGCAGCCACCAAAACAGTCACAGCCGTTGACGTGTTCGTCTACGACACCTCAAAGGACTCTGACGGCGGCGCATGGCGTAAGCGCACACAAGGCACAAGCTGGTACAATGAGACAATGAACACCAGCACCCGTGGCTCTCGCAAAGAGTTTCCGGCTGTTGCTGTGATTGTGGCTGAAGCCACTAAGGTCACGATCTACGATGGTGATGATCCAAGTCTGCCGATGTGGATGGTGTTTAATACACCGCCGACTTTTAGCACTTTGATCCCATCTTCGTCCGGTACGGCGGTGCCTTCGTGCGTGAGCCTTCTTAACGGTCGGTTGCTTGTCGGCAATAAAACCTTTGACCTTGTAATGGTCGATTTCAGCGAGGACACGGCGTATAAATGGTCTAATGTGTCCAAGGAAAAGTCATCTTTCAATATTTCACAAAGGAATGTCACAACCTACAGCTATTCTGGGAATTTCGGCGCTGGAATTTCAGCCCGCGCAATCAACGACGTAGCCATGACCGTCCTGCCAGACGCCCCGATTGACTCTGCGACTGGGCTTCAGGTGCCTACAATTGCAGTGGTGACGAATGGTGGCGTGAGTGTGATTAAGGATGATGGGACTGTTGTTTCTAGCGGTTCGACAATAGCTTATAACAAGTTGGCCATTCTGGACGATACTCTGTACGCAAAAACCGCTTCTAGCTACTACGGGCTTGATTGGTGGCCCTTGGATCAAATCACTTCGGGCGACATTAAGTTTACTGGGGCTAGGCCTGATAACCAGTGGATTGCAGGTAAAGGACAAGGGGCTTATGTCAACGCTATGTTGCACCCGCCCACCTTTTTCAGCAATGTGGTTGCAGCCGAAAAAGACACCTTGCTTATTTCCGGTGGTGCGGGGTTCAGTCAGTATCGCGCGGGAGGCAATGCTGGCCCCTTGGTAAATTACCAAAAGCCGGACTCTCTGGCTTGCCAAATTACATCCACGTTTAACACCGGATACCAGACCTACCTGACCAAGGGTGCCTTCCTGTCCGATACCGATGATACCGATCTGGTTGGTGGGACTGACAATGACCGTAGTGTTAATGCCAATCCGCTTACAGTCAACGGCACTGTAACCCGCACGGCTGTGGCAACTGGCGCTGATTTGGTGGCTTACTCTGGTTTCTCTG